TGCTTCGTTAATCATGGTTTCCACAAAGTAGTGTCCTGTTTCGTGGATAACTGTACTTGCATCTGCGCCCTTAAAAAGCGTGATAACATAAGTACCATCATCCATTGGGGACATCATGCCTTTATCTTTCAGTGTACCATTGACAATTTTTTGTTGCTTGTAATTATCTGCTTTTTGTGATACACTATCAGCAAAAGAGGACGTTTTGTTTGAGATACTGGGCTGAGCCTTGAATTGCTCGGAACCCGAGGGCTTGAACGCGTCCTCTATTTTTTTATACTCACTTTCGTTAAAAACATTATGATTATAATATGATAATGATTTATCATTATGTTCTCTTACTGTAACAACTACATAACGTTTTTCACCATTAACATTCAGTGCAGAATGAATATAATAAAAATTCTCGTCTGAATGTTTTTCTTTTTGCGGCGCAGATTCTGTAACGAAATTACCATTCTCCATAATTTCACGTAAATAGCGCAATGCAAAAAGTTTTTCTTTTTTAGCGGAAGTGTGTTCCATTTTCTTTCTGCCACTTGTGCCAAATTTAATATTATTTTCTTGATACCCTTTATCTATTCTAATATCACCCAATACACTATTATGAACGCTCGTGCCTTGCAAGTTGTCCCTATACCATGCAAAAGCCTTTTTCTGCAAGCTCTTCAAATCTGAATAGTGTCCCATCTCATTTCCGGTAATATTAGTAGTATAGAATTGCTCTTTTTTAAGCACTCCTCCCTTGCTAAACCAGCCATTCTTTTGTTTAGCTTTGCCGCCATCTTCAAAGCGCAGCTTATTCTTTTGCAGCCATGCAGCAGGATTTTCGGGGTCTGCAATAAGTGCGCGGCTCTCCAGCACTAAGCGCAAATTGCCGGCATGAGATTTATTCATACCTGCTTTAGTAGCGCTGCCAACAATAGCGTCAAGTTCTGTGTCAAGCTCCGCGCTTGCCTGCCTGGTTAAGTTGTACCCTTCTCGCAGTTCTTTGCGTGTCTTTGCACCGCCGTCCGACAATTCGCCATTGCTGTCAAAGTACATATTGTCTTTCGTAGCTTCAAACAGTGCATTGTCTTTAGCCATAGCCGCCGTAAACTTGCCACGGCTAATGTCTATATCCTGCCCAAGTTCTGCAGCCGCCTCTACTTCTTCTTCGGTAATTCCTAATTCCTCAAAAAGTTTGTTGTTACTGCTGGTCTGCTTGTAGCCTTCCAAGTCCTGCGCTGATACAGTAACAGTATCGTCCTCAAAGTTTGGATTGTTCGCTTCGATTGTAGCCGCCGCACGTTCCGGGTTAATGCCTGTTTCTTTGATTCGTTCAGCGTCCGCTACTAACTTCGCCTTACGTTCTTCGTTAGCTTTTAATGCGACGTGCTCAACAACGCTGTCAACTGCAACGCTTACGCCGCTAACACTACCGCCAAGAATAGCACCAATAAGGCCGCTATATCCTGCTTCCTTCAAGTTCTGCTGCCAGTTCTCGCCCCACTTCTCTGCAAGTTTGGCAGTGCTTGCGCCGGGGTTCTTTGCCCATAAGTCCGTAGCTTGCTCCGGGAATTCCTGCAATGCTTCGGTAACACCTTCTTCAAGGCCACGTTTGGTAACTTCCCATATCTTAGTTTTCAGTCCGCTACCGGCAGGCATCTTTTTAAGCAGCCTGCCAAGCGGCAGTTCTTCTAATACTGCCTGCGGA